TGCAGTTGGCGGGTCTCCTGTTCCATAACATACATTTATTACTTGGTCAGTAGAAGCTGTCCCATGGTCTGCTGCAACACATCCAGAGCCAAGAGCAGTATCAGTGTTTTGAGTATGCCTTGCATTTGTGTTCGCTGTCACATCAGTTGCAATATCTATTCCATCAACTGTCCCACTAACAGCAATGTTTCCATCTACATCCAATTTCTCCGATGGGTTAGTTGTCCCGATGCCGACATCGCCGTCTTTAAAATATATCCCAGCAGTAGAACTTGGACCAACAAAAGACTCAGCGGGCATTGTAAGATTACCAGTCATTGTGTCGCCATCTACATTAACATAAAAATTATTAAGTATTTCTGTGTTAACTGGGATTTCCCAATGAGAGTGAGAATCTCCTTCATAGTATAAAGTAACGCTTGGTGCTAAGCCGCTCCCAGATACATCAGCATAAATCTTCCCAACAACATAACTATCGCTCGCTATATCGTAGTCTGCTGATAAAGTTAAAGGAATAATATATGAATTTTTGCCAGTTGTTATCTTGTTACTAACAACTGAGGTTCCGATAACAACTTCTGAATCATCACTTTTTCTTTCAACCAGTTTCCAATATAATCTCAGTGTTTGTGTGCCCGCAGTTTTTTCAGCATAAATTCGCCAGTTGGGTTAAATCTGCTTTGCTTACATTTTGCTCTCCGCCAGCCGATGGAGTGGTTGAACAATTTTTGTAATCTGCCTCTCCAGAATCAGCATTAAGCATATAATACCTTGCACCCAACGCTGTTACTGCTTCATCAACATATTTTTTATCAACCAAATGGTGAAGGTCTGTTATACTTCTATCGCTATCGTATATAGCCACGCCATTTGAAATATGTAATTTTTCGGAAGGACTATCAGTCCCAATACCGACGTCTCCGTTGTTGTCTATGATCATTCTGATTGTATTATTAGTCCTCAAATCAAATCCGTGATTAGTAAGAGACCCAGCAAAACTACGACCAACGACTGATGTCCCCATTGCAAATTCTATATCATTTGTTACATCTCTTCCAGAGAAATAAGCACCACCATCCCCTTGAATACCAATTGCTTTATGAGGGTTACTAAGTTTCCAACTATCTTTAGTTACTCCAGTTTCTACCACCTCCAACTTCGCACTTGGCTCCGTTATTCCTATTCCTACATTTCCATCATTATAATAAATATTTAAGCCTGATGTGCTCCACGGAGAATCCCCTCCGCCAGCAGCATCAACATATTCTTTGTTAACAGGGTCTTTAGGATTAACAGGAGTATCTATAACTTTTCCTTTTGATAAATCTCCTGATAAGTTTGGAATAATATAATCACTTCCAGCAACAGGCATTTGTGGAGCTCTTTGAGCTATTAAAGCTTTTACTGGGTCAGGTCTTCTTCCACTTCCTTCGCCACCCATTATAAATATTTAGAACCCTCTTCTTCTAAATTAGGGTTTCCTGTTTGTTTAGTTGTTTCAGCTGTCAAACCTTCTTCATAAGGATAATCCTTATCAACAGCCATACATCCTTTTGTATCTGGTCCTATTGTCATAAAATATTCAAAGAAATAAAGTTTTTATATTTATGTATCTACATCAGTTATAAGGTAACCTGCATAAGGGTCTGTTAAAATAGCTTCTCCCATTTCCCATACAACTATCTCTTTACCTAATCCTGGCTTATCAGTTACATTAGCAGTTGTGTCTGTATAAGTTTTCCAAGTGCATGCAACCTTAGGCAGTCCCATCCATACCTCATCAGCAGTTACATTATTTGAAACTACAACATCCCATCCCAACACATTCATAACTACACCAGTCTTAAGTTTCTCACTTGCATATTGAGTAAAGTAAGTCCCTTTGGTATCTATTAAATATTGTTTTAAGTCTCTGTGGTTCTTAGGAGTCATCCATATCTCTCCTGAAGATATATCATAATCATGTTCAGCAATAGCCTGTTGCCCTGAGAGAATATCTACTAAAGGTTTTCCATTAGTTGTGTCATCCCATCCAGTTCCTAAAGCTGCCCCTGTTAGAGTAACACCTTTAATAATATTATAAATTCTTGAATCAACCTGCTTAATTACTCCTCTTGTAAGTCTTAAAAGAGTTCTTGCTAAAATATCAATATCAGCAGACTTTAAATCTTCAAGTGAAATAAATCCTCTTGCTCCATATTTCTTTGGATAAGAAGTCTGACGAGTCCAACTTGGCTCTAAGTTTGTAAATGTAGCTAAAGGTGCAATATCTGCAACTTTAGAAGGTGCAGTAGCAGTCAAATCATCAGCAGTTTCCTGATACCATCTAACACTATCTCCACTCATAGAGCTAACAGTTACATGATTCTTAAAGATATAGTTTGTTAAAGCAAAGCCTTTCACAGCTTTGTCTACATCTAATCCTCTTATTTCAGCCATTTCTACTCTATCTGCCATTATTCTTCTTTATTTTCTTCGGATTCTTTATTAACTTCCTCAACAAAATCCTCAGGTTGTTTATTTTCTTCTTCCATTATGCACCACCATGTCCCAATAAGACTTCAATATCATCAGCAGCAGAACCTGCTGCTTCTAATGCTCTTCCAAGAACATAACCTTTTTCATCATCAAGAGTAGTAAGGGCTTTAATTGTATTAGCACCACTAATTACAACAGGAGTTCCTATTCCTATTGTGCTATCACTATGACATCTAAAAACTCCCTGAACAAATACAGGCACAGATAATCTTCCATCTCCTGCAATCTTTTCTCTTGCAGTAATACCTATTACTATATCATTATCTGCAGAAGTAGGTTTAACATCTCTTGCTCCTGACAAGCAAACAATAGTTCCCTTCTCCATAGCTATATCAGCACAACCAAAATTAATAGGATCTGCTATTCTGTCAACCAGCACTGCTTCATTTGCCATAAAATATTGTAAAGAATAAACTATTTAAATCTTTCTGAACTTTATAGACCTTCATGTGTTGAGCCATCTTTTTCTGTAACTATGTTTTTATCTTCTCTAATACCTAAACCAACTATTCTTGTGTTCTTAAAAGGCCTCACAGGAAGAAATCCTTTGTCTTTGTCAGCTTTAGGTATGGGTTTTAATTTTAGAATTTTCCTCATCAATTTTAAAATAGTCCTAAATTTCTTAGTTCCTTTTCCATCTACCATCGAAACAACACAATTCTCAGGATTTAATGTATTTAAAACAACATCAAGAGCTTCTTTTGGAAAGATTAAACTATAATATCTCCTGGCTCTAAGTCCAATTTGAATTGGTTTTGATTCAATAGTTCCATCTGGCTTAGTTACAGGCAAAGGATAAACTCTTGTAGACCACCACTTTTCAAACTCATTAAGTTCTTCTTCTATAGCTTCTGCAATAAAATCCAGGTGCATTTATTCAAGTTCAGGATTTTTAATTTTTCCTGAAATTAATTTATTAGAATACTCCTCAGGAGTTTCTTCTTTTGGTTTTTCTTTAGGCTGTCCTGCAGATGTATCTCCTGAAATTATCTCTTTAGCTCTTAGTTCTTTCAGCTCTTCTACAATCTGCTTATTCGCATCTCTAATAGCTTCAAGAGCTATTCTCTCTTCCTTAACCTCTTTCAAAAAAGACTTCTTCTCTTCTTCTTTTGTTTGCTTAGCTTCTGTTTCTTCTTCCATTCAAAAATAAATAGAAATAGATTTAAATATGTTTCTATTATGAAAGTAATGCAATAACTATTAATATCCAAAACCACCAAGGAAACTCTTTAGCTTTCACTTTTTAATTTCTCCAATTCAAAATATATACTTGTGTCAGTGGGCTCTACTACCATACCCCCTGCTGCAAGTTGTTTGGCCATATATATTCTTTCCTTTGCCCTTAAAATCTGTTCTTCTATTCTATGAACTTTATCAGCATTTACTCTCAAAGCAGGAGAAGAATTTATTAAAAGTTTTATTCTTTGCTCTAATGCAGCTATATTTTCTTCCATAACATCTATTTCCTCATAGAAAACATAAGGGCTTATTTTTCCTGTAGCTACCTTTTCAGCTAAAACAGATGCTCTTTCTCTTTCTGATGCTATTTCAGAAACAATAGTTTCTATATTTCCTTTAGGATCTTCTATTAATCCTGTTGCATATTTACTGGCAAGAGAACCTATAACAGGAATCCCCTCAACTAAAGAACCAAATCTTTCTCCTGCTGATAAACCTTCTTTAATAACTTCCTTTTGTATTTCATTTAAAGCCTGTTCTCTTAAAGTCTCAGGAGTCTCTATTAAAATACCTTCCCCTTTTACTTCTCCTTTTATCCATCCTTTATCTTTAGCTAAATTTAATATTGTGCCTTGCTCTGGAACTAAACTTTTTCTTGCTCCTAATATTCCACCTGCAACAGGAATTTGTCCCCCTAATCTTTCCTCAGGAGCTAAACTTACTCTTTCAGGAGCTGCTTCTTCAAAAAACCCTCTTTCTTCTAAAAAAGCCTTTGCTTCTTTTCTTCTTGCTTCTTCTGCTTCTCTTGTAGCCTGTGCTTGTGATTTAAGAACTTGTGCTTGTGCAGCAAGTTTAGCTTGTTTATACCCCTCTTTGCCCAGTTCCTTCTCAGAAAAACTTGGAGCTGTTCTGCCTATTTCCTGAGCTTCTGCAAGTTTCTGAGCTTTTGCTTCTCTCTTTTTAGCCAGTTCTTCCTCGTGCTTTTTCCTGAGCCTCTCCTTTTCCTGAAAAGAAGTTGCTTTTTTCATCCTTGTATAAGTTGTCATTTTACTCTACTAATGGGTTTTTAATTGATACACCTATTGCTAAAGCTATTATTCCTACAATAGTAGTCAATAGAACTCCATTAATACCTTTGTTTAATGCAAATAGCTCTAAAGCTGTAAGGCATAATATACCTATGCATAAAACTCTCCAGTCTGTTTTAGGTTGTTTTGTTTTTGTTGTCATTATTTAATATCTCTTATATTTGTATCACTTGGCTGAACTGCCTGAGTTTGATTTATACTCTTTCCTTCTTGTTCCCGAACATTCTCTTTAAGTGAAGCCTGTCTCTTAAATGTAATTCTAATAGCTAACTGATTCCAAATATCATTTTCTAAATCATTAACTTCTCTTACATAAGTAGGTTCATGAGTAAGAACTACCATCTTTCCCCCTGATTCAGGAATACCTTCTGCATCTCCTGCTAAGGTCTTTGGAGTTCCAACTGCTTTATAAAATGCATTTTCTAAATATCTAATCCAGGCCAAGAAGGCCTCTACAGGAGGAAGCTGCAAGTCCTGAAAAGCCTTCTCGCCTGGTTTCCCTGGCAGAATCAAAACCTCTCCATTTTTAATTGCATCTTTATACTGAGTTTTCAAAGTTGTTAATTTAGCAGGATCATCCTCATCAACTATCAGCACTCTTATTGTGCTCCTATGCGATATTCTTCTCCAGTCTCTCATAGCTTCCTGCCTTGCATCAATTAACCATTTCAAAGCATCAATTACAGAATCTCCATGAGTAGAATCTGCTATTCTATCATTTACTAAGTGAAATATCTTATCAGGTGTAAATGGTTCTTTTCTTCCCTGATACTCATATCTATCTATAACTCCTTTCTTGCTGAAGATTACAGCCATCCTTTGAGGATTTAAAGGTTTAAGATTAATCAAAGTTCCTTTATCATTTCTCACAATTTCAGCAAAAGCATCTCCATTAATCTTCTTTGTAACAAGCAAGTTCCATAGAATAGATGTAAAAGAGTCCTCTCCACTACCTGTTATATTATCTAAAATTACACTTTGAGGAGAATCATAACCCTGTCCTAAAACCCATGTTGCATAGACTTGAATGGCTTTTTTTAGTTCTGGAATTGTGTCATAGTAAGTAAATCTATTGTTAAATTCTTCAAATGTCTGCTTTGTTTCCGGAGCATCTTGTATTCCTGACACTTGAGTTGCATCTATAGAGAAGTTTGGAACTCCTGTTTTGAGTCCTGTTGTTGTTGTTTGTCTTATGTCAAAGTTCGCCATTATATATCTGCCCTAAATGGCAAGTGTAGTTTAAATATTGTTGAGTCTGTATCTTCTATAACTTTCTTAGTTCCTTCATCCTTTGCACCATTTGGATCTGTTCCTATTCCTGGTTTTATATCTTGGCCTGGACTTCCCTGACCCTGACCATATATCTTAACTTCCATTCTTAAAGTATCTCCTATTGCGAAAGATGTTTTTGGAACTGGTAATATAATCGCTTCTGGTGCTGATAAAGTATCACCTGCACTTCCATCAGCTGCTACTGTTGCAGTAGTTGCTCCACTTATTAATTCAACTGTATTTTTCTGCAAAGATATTCTTGCTTGTCTTCTTGTTCCTGTTGCATTTCCTTCCCAATACTGGCCTAATGTAAATTGTGCTACTGCATCCCCTTCTATTATTTGAGGAATATTAAAAGTTGTATCAAAGTTATAAGTTCCTGCTAAAACTAAACTACCTTGATATATGCTGTTTCCTACCTGAGTTATTCCCCCCCATGAAGAAGCAGTTGGAGAAGATATTAAAAATTTAGTTCCTGAAGCATCTCCTGCATAGAATGTTTTATAAGAAACTCCTGTAATTGTATCTGTAAAGTTATAATTAATAAGAGGAACATTCTGAGTTTGATAAGGTTTTTGAAACATTTTATATTGGTGAAGTTAATTTAGTTTTGTTTTTATCCATGTTCTTAATGCAAGCTTTATATACTGCATCATTTACATTTAAAAGAGTGTCAGCTTCTCTTGATAAATACCCTGTTGTATCATAAGCTATAATGTTATTAGCCCATAATGCAGCACAAGCAGCTGAGGCAGCTCCACTTAATTGATAATTTTCAAAATTAGATACTATGGACAATCCAGTCTCAGCTTCTATCTGTCTCTCAGCATCATTACTCCATGCATCCATAATAGTTTTATCAATTATAACAGAAGAATTTGCATGAGCTCCTGCTCTTGCTATTGCTTGTCCTGAGGTGCACATAGTTTCTGCCATATTAAATGTAACTTATCTGTGTATTTATAGTTTTCTGATTTGCTAACCATAGTGCTCTTTGAATTGCTTCCACAATATCATGATTTCTTCCAAATATTATCATCTTAGACTTCTGTCCTGGCTTAATAGAGTATTCATATTGAACTGATTTCAAAGAGAGTTTTATCTCATCATCATCAAGAAGTCTAACTCTTCCTTTTTCCATCAACATTAACATATTAGCATAAGAAGCTTCTTTAAACCATCTTCCTGTTTTTTCCCCTCTGCTATCTTTCATTATTCTTGCATTATCCAGGTCTATAACCTTTTTCCTGATAATTGGTTCTCTTAAAAGGAAGTCAAACACCCCAACACCTAAACTTCCTGAACCTGCATCTATTCCTATTTGTTTAAACTTCCACATCTGCTCTAAATCAACTATCTTATCAAAGGTTTCAGTAGTTCTTTTCTTTGATGTTACTATATTTTCTACCTGATGGAATAGATTATCTCGTATTTTGTTAACTATTGCAAAGACACTTTTATCCTCTCCTAATCTTGCAATATCCACTCCCATATAGAACTTAGGAGCTAAATTAAAAGGCTGATTTCTCTTGCCTGTGCAGACCTGTTCTATTAACTCATCAGGAAAGAACTGCCTTAGATCTTCTGTAAACATTCCTAAATATTCCTGGGCATATTGAAGTGTAGACATGTCTTTTTTCTCTTCTTCAAGCATTCTTATGGCAGATTCTCTTTTTTCCTCACTCCAACTTTCGCTTATCTCTCTATCCTGGATGACTTTCTCGCTTGAAATGTGAAAAACTTTGAATCTTTTGTTTTTATTAAGCCAGGATTCGTAAAAGTAGCCTTTCTTTCCAAAAGGAGTCGAGCACATCCAAATATCTCCACCAGTTGTTAGTAATGTTGGTTTTGAAGCTATAAAAACACTTTCAGGCATTCTACTCGCCTCGTCTATAATTAAAACATCGCCTGTAAACCCTCTAACTGCATCTCCAGTATTTCCAACAGGTCTAACGATGTATGAACTTCCATTATTTAGAATAATTCTGTTTTTTGTTGGTTTATGCTCTTTCTTAACTTTCAAATAAGATTTATACTTCTTTTCCAGGTAATCCTGAACCATGGTTTTCATAAGAAAGGCCTGATCTTCTGTAAGAGAAACAGCTATAATTCTGCACCCCTTTTGAGATATCATTCTTTCAGCTGCTTTAATCGCAAAAATAGTTGTTTTACCTACTTGTCTACCAGTGCACAATAAGAAATGTCCTTTTGCATTTAAGACTTCTTCTTGCCACTTATCAAGTTTGATATATCTATCTCCTTTGTTCCTTTTAACTTCTTCTTTGCTATCTTTAGAATCTCTGTTTGAAGCATTACCTGCATATTTGCCTGTTCCAAAATCGCTTCTGAGTTTTGCTTTATGGTGTTCCATCGTGATTGATTCTTGTTTCCTATGACAGCAGTCATCTTTTTCCTGATTCCCATTAAAAGAGTTATGCGAACTTCTTTAAATACTTTTTGTTTTTTCTTTTTTTAAAAAAATTAAAAAGTTGAGTGATGTTTTGGATATCAAGATGAACTATCCACCTCACTCTATATAATAAGTGAAATGAGATTTTTAAAATATTAAAAATTTTAAAAAGTTTCTGGAGGGTTAAGCAAATCACTATTGTGTAGTGACAACTCTCGCTAATATTCTGAGTTCCACTGGAAATGGAGGTTACCTATGCTCTATTTCTTATGGAACAGCTTTACAAAATGGCCTATTCATCTTGAGTTACCCGGTGTAGCGGATAACTACTAAGGCCAGAAGCAGAGGCTCACTAAGGCCAGAAGAAGAAGTCCTGGGTTAGTGAATCCCTTCTTCTTGAAGGGATGGGCTCTATAGAGCCCACTTGGCCAAGAAGGCCAAGTTCACTAAAGAAAAGGGGGGGTGTAAGTCAAGAAAGGTTTGTTTTGTTACTTTTAGGAGCAGAACTAAATAGTCTTTTTATGTTTTAGGTAGACAGACTTGCTACGCAAGTCTGAAGTTTCTAAAATATATAAAACTATTGATAAGTGATGTTCCTAAAAGTAAAGAAAAACTCATGAGTAGTAAACAACTTTTATATACATCCTATTCTACAGAAATCTATGGGAGAAAGACTACACGATGAGATAAACTTAAAAGAACTCAAAGAAATACCCTTAATCGCAACATCAGCTATAGTCGCAAAAAGATGTTCTAAGTGTGATCGTATAGTCTTCTGTAATGACAAGCTTATGGAAGTCTGCTTGCTGTGTCGTTAAGGTAGAATAAGGATACAACTATACTCAAAAAGATTCTGATGTTTAGTCGAAGGATGAAAGAGGCCTAAGTTAGTGTGTCTGTCTGTCTTAAGAATAAGGTAATAAGGTATTGCCAAACTAAGGTTTTTATTCGTATCTTAGTCTAGAAAGTGTTACCACTTACTTGATATGCTACTAATATACTCTAAAATACTAATATTTAATAATACTAATTAGACACTTTTAGAGAGAGAGACACACACACTATTACCCACTACAGAATTATAACTTACCCTCTACAACAAGTTGCTGATATTTTAACCAAGCTACATAAATCATTAGAAGTAGACCTATACCTGCACATATATCCAAAAACAGCAAACCAGCACATTCACAGCTTACCACCATTTCAAATCTTCCTCTTTGACATTTTTAAATTCTTCTTCCAAGATCAACTCTGCCTCAACTAATCCTTTTAATTGAATTTTCTTTTTTTTTCAGAGTTGAAGATTTTGTTTATTTTTTCAATTCTCTTTAATATTTTCTCAAAACCCCTTTTTCTTAAAACAAAATTAGGATAATGAGTATTATACCATTGAACTAAATCTTGGTACACCTCATTTATTTTGTCTTTTAACTCATCAATTTTTTTATTGAATAGTTCTTTTTCAGTTTCTGTTTTCATTTTGATTTTTCCTTTTTTAAAATCTTTCTCCAGTCTTCTATATGAATACAATAATAATTCTGAAAATCATCGTGTCCTTTTACCATCTTTCTTTTAACACTTCTTAAAACTTTATTCATTTTTCTTTCTCCTCTTTTTCAGTTTCAGTTAAAATTCTTTTACCCTGTTCATTAATCATATTCTCCCAAACATACTTAACATCTTCATACTTGGCTTCAGCAGATTCTAAAATTCCCTCTAAAAACTTTAGCTTTTTCTCAGTTTGAGCTATTACTCTCTTTGTATCTTCTGTCAGTTCTTTCCAGAACTTCATATCTTCAGAGTCTTCTGTTTTGTGTTCTTCTGCCATTTTACTATATTATAAATCTCCTGTGCCGTGTGTTTAGTTGTTGCGAAGACCAGCATAAAATGTCGGATGAGGGCCTCTTCATCCTTGATTCTTCGAGCCATATCCCTCATCCAATCAATTTTTTGTCTTCTTGTTTTCTCAGTTCCCATTCTCAATAAATTCCTTGAATCCTTTTGCTGTAGCCATTAATTCATCTGAAGGATAACCATTAGTAGTCTCTTTCATCAATTCAATAGCTGCATTTAAGGCATTTGTATTAACCTGTTCCACAGATAAATGAAATTCCTTAGTAGAAGCCTTTGGCTGAACTTTTGATGGTTGATCTGATGGTTGGGGTGCATTTCCATTTTTATTAATGTTATCATCCATTAATTTCCATGCTTCTCTTTTTGTCAACTCCCAGGGTCTAGGGTGTAGCTTCAACTTTTGAATTGCTTTGATCTGTGCAGGTGTTGCTTGTTGTTCGTTGTATTCCATTTTTAACTCTCCTATGGATTTAATTAATATTTTTAAGAATCACTTGTATATATATCTTTCTTACCACTGAGAGAGAGAAACAATATCAAAAGACATCTTTCCAAGAATCCCCAATATTAATTTTAGCAGATTCTACATCTTTCCAAGAGTCTCCTACATTTACTTTAATTGCAGATACTTCCTTCCATGTATCTTCTATGTTTATTTGTAGGTTTGTTCCTTCTGGTCCTGGTCCTGCTTCCCAGACTGCATAGATACAAATTATTCCATCAGAGTCTTTAGCAGTGCTGGTTCCCCAATCAGATAAAAGTGTTGTTTGAGAATATAATCTTGCTATACCTGGACCACCACTACTCGCATAATCTACTGTTGTAGAGGGAATTCCTACATCATCAACTTGTATTGCTAACCAATAATTTGTTGACGGACTAATTTCCCAATCAACAGATACTCTTTTCCATCCCGCAGAGCCCCCTGTTGCATTTGTAGCATCTACGTATAATCTTGCTTCTGGTTCTCCATTTCCTTCATCACTATATAAACCTACTTCAAAATTTGTATCCTGGGGGTCTGCATTCGCCCACCACCCTATTTCTGTTATTTTTGCAGCTGTTGCTGGACTTGTATCTATAACTGCTAATGAACGTGTGTCTGCTGTAGTATTTCCTGCTGCTGGGTCATCCACAGGAGAAGAAGTTACAAAACCATAATTTGTTCCTAAAACTAATGCCATTTTAAGCTGTATATTTCACAAAGAGAGTGCCAATCGTCGTCGTGTTTGCAGTTGGCGGGTCTCCTGTTCCATAACATACATTTATTACTTGGTCAGTAGAAGCTGTCCCATGGTCTGCTGCAACACATCCAGAGCCAAGAGCAGTATCAGTGTTTTGAGT